CTTGCAGTCTTACCCCGCACCGCAGGTAGCGACTAGCACCTCTATAAGGTGCCATGGTCGCGGACGGAGTCCGCTGGCACGTAAGCGATGATTTATCATCGCGCCCGTAAATACCCATTTTTGAGAGAAGGCTCCCTCTCTTGCCTATATATGCCAGATGTGGAAACAGCGCCCTCGCGAGGTTCCGCATCGGTTCTCTCAAAGTCATAAAAATCTATGAGCGTAGCGAATTCCATTAGGTGACTGAGAGGGGGTACGGGGGAGAGAGTTAGGAGCCCCGTGCATGAGCTTGTCTGCATCCGTTAACGCGCGCGCGCGCTTCGCGTGCGTGCGATGACGGAGCTAAGTAGCTCTCAGGCACAGTTTTGCGTCCTTACTTTCTCCCCCGTTATATACCTCTCAGGTCTTTTTAATTCGTCGATTTCTCCGAGTAATTGACCTTTTGGTCGAAAAAAAACAATTTTCTTGCATTTGAAAAATGGAACGCTTTGCATCGATGCAAAAATTCATTATATTCGCCCCGTAGGGCACTTAAATTATTCATTAAATCGCTTTTTATGGAAAAAACACCATTCTACCGCAACAAAGCTTTTTGGACGCTTATAGCGTCTATAATCGCTGCTCTTGCTGCCTACTTCACTGTATCGTGCAGCTATTCTCGAAAAATATTCCGTCACGGTGTTCATTATGATACTGTGCGGGTTGAATCTAAAATCAAATCTCGTGACCTATCATGCTTAACAACGAATCTTGGGACACCCTCTCACAGTCTTTCGAGTTCGAACCTCGAGCTCATTTCGTGGAAACACTCTTCGCTGCTTGCTCCGACTATGCCTTCGACGGTGGCTACATCTCCTTTCGGTTTGCCCTCGCAGACCGTGTTCGAATCCAAACCGCAATTGATTCTATTGTCGCAGCTCAGGTGCCATTTTATTTTACCATCGAACAAGGATTGTTCGACTCCGAGTGTAACCGTGTTATCTATGAGTTCAACATCTCAGACCTCTTCTTTTTCATTTACGCTCGCTTCTCTGGTTCTTGCAGCGCCTCTCGGTCGCTCTCGTCGTGGCGGCCGAAAAAAAGGAAAACCCCGTCCAAAGGTCAAAAACATAATAATCGGCGGACGACACCTGTAGTTGTAGACCTTGATTTTTAGTTTGTTTGAGTTATGTGTAACAAGCCTTTGCGGGTTACGAATCCACATTACATTAAGCTTGCCGACCAACTCCGCGTAGAGATTTCCCAGTTCTCTAACCAGTCGGATTATAAGCTCCAAGTGCCCTGTGGCAAGTGTGTTCAGTGTATCAAGAAACGCCAGCAGCACTGGTTTGTTCGCGCTCATAACATCTATAAGCGTCTCGGTCATAACCTTTCAAACTCCTATTTTTGTACCTTTACTCTCAAACCAGAATTTTATGAGGCCTTTTGTAAGGAGCCCTACGCCTTTATTCGTCGGTTTATAGACCGCATGCGTAAAGATAAGTCCCTTCGTTATCAAAATCCCGATACGGGTCGCTTTTGTTATCGCAAGATTTCTTTTCCTTATCTTTTTGTGCTGGAGGTTGCCGATGGCAAGCGCGCAGCTCAACGTAGGCTTCATTCTGAGCATCGACTTCATCTCCATGCGATTATGTTTGGATGCCCCCTGCCTTGGTGGAGTGTTCGTCATTACTGGATGTCCTTCGGCCTTGCTTGGGTTAGTCCTCTTCGTCATTTCGGTGGCGTTCGCTACGCAATGAAGTATATCACAAAGAAGTCTGCTGTGCATTGGAATGACGTTCCGAAGGAAATTTTAGATTTACATGGTCGTTTGTATGTTTCTCATGGGTTTGGCCGATTGTCAGAATCGGAGAAGGACGCCCTTCGAGCATATTTGATGACTGGTTGCAAACAGTGGTTCTCTGTCTTGATTGACAATCATCCTTACAGCATTCCTCGTTATTATAAGCTGGCATGTTTTGATAAGGAGCAGATTCGCTGTCGCAACGACTCCCTTATTCCGCAGCTTATTTGGGAATATGTTTTGAGGACTTATCCGACTTATTCTAATTATAAAAAACAACTTATAAAACAATCTATTTTATGGCAATGATGTTTCTTTCGCGTAAGCGAAACAAGAAATCCCGGTTTAAACTTTTTTCCGGTAACCCCACTTCCGCAGGTTGGGGTACTCTGATTCCTACCAATGTGACCCGTGTTGTTGCTGGTGACGATTTCAGCTTCCAGCCCGGTGTAGGTGTTCAGGCTCTTCCGATTGTGGCTCCCTTCATGGGCAATGTATGTGTCAAGAAGGAGTATTTTTTTATTCCCGACCGAATTTATAATGTCGACCGTCAGCTTAATTTTCAGGGTGTCACTGATGTTCCGAATACTGTCTATAAGCCTTCGATGGCGCCTCAGGTTCCTTTCGATATCGGCGACTCTTTGGGTGGTGCTATCTCTTTTTCGGTTGCTTCCTTGCAAACAAATTTGCCCGATGGGTCTCTTGGTACTATCGTCGGCCCCGGTTCTCTTGCTGATTACATGGGTGAAGCTCCAGGTTCTATCGTTGTGGGTGTTATCGACCTTACACCGTATATCGGTTATTTTGATATTTATTATAACTACTATCTCAACCAGCAATACGACTTGGTTCCTACATCCTTGGCTGGTACTGTATCCGATTCTGCGATGGAATATCCCTATTACTTGACGGTCTCCGAGCTGGAAACTTATCTGCGTACCATTAAAACCACGCCGATTACTCTTCCGGCTGTTCGTGAGGATGATTCTGCCTCGTATTCTACGAATGTCGAGGCTGCCCTGAATGCTGTTGGTTCTGAAGCGTTCTTGTGGAATTTTTTCACTGGTCGGCAGTCTCTTTTCCAGCGTGGTTTTCCGTCTTACTACCTCGAGGCTTGGTTGAAAACTTCATCTTTCGTCGATGCTGCTGTCGATGTTTCGGCTTCAGGTAATTCCGTGTCGATGCGTAATATCACTTTCGCATCTCGCATGCAGCGTTACATGGACCTTGCCTTCGCTGGCGGCGGTCGTAACTCGGATTTCTACGAGTCTCAGTTCGATGTCAAACTCAATCAGGACAATACTTGCCCGGCCTTCCTTGGCAGTGATTCCTTTGACATGAACGTTAATACGCTCTACCAGACGACGGGCTTCGAGGACAGTTCCTCGCCGCTTGGTGCTTTCTCTGGCCAGCTTTCTGGCGGCACTCGTTTCCGTCGTCGTAACTATCATTTTAATGATGACGGTTATTTCATGGAGATTACATCCATTGTTCCGCGGGTTTACTATCCGTCTTACATCAATCCTACTTCGAGGCAAATTTCCTTGGGCCAGCAGTATGCTCCTGCACTCGACAATATTGCGATGCAGGGTCTGAAGGCTTCCACGGTCTTTGGCGAGGTTCAGAGTCTTGGCGCTACAAACCCGACCTATTCCAATAGTGTCTTTGTTGTTCCCGGGTTTATGCGGCAAAATACCGATTACGTCGGCTACGAACCCGCTTGGAGTGAACTCATGACGGCTGTCTCGAAGCCTCACGGTCGCCTCTGTAATGACCTTGATTACTGGGTTCTTTCTCGTGATTATGGTCGCAATCTCCTCTCTGTCATGGATACTCCGGCTTATAAAGAATTCGTTTCGGCCGCTGGAACTGCTGTTGATGAACTTTCTCTCCAGCGTCTTGTGGCTTTCTTCAAGCGAATCTATGTTTCGCCC